GATCGGCATTTCTGCCAGCGCTTGCTGCTCATTTGTCATGTTGTGCCTCAAGTGAAGGAGCATGCCGAACACAAAAAAGAAAACCCCGCCGGAGGGCAGGGTTTTCAAAGTCGCGGCATACGCCAGGACGAAGTGCACAGCACGTGCTCAAGGTAGCGCCAAGGCGCAGAATCCATATCGTGGAGACTTTTTACCTCCTGAGTACGGAACCGAAAAGGGGGCATTTTCGGTTATCCAACTTGACGCAACTTTGACGCAACTTTGAGGAGACTTTGAGGTAAAGCACCCCGACCAACGGTCAGCCACTTACGTGCATCTTTACGCTCGGTCAGCACCTCAAAGAGTCGCACATGAAGGCGGTGCACAAGATCGTAGTAGGTTTGCTTCGCCTTTGAGACGTAGCCCAATTCATGCATCTGCGCTGCCCATGTCGGTGCAGGGTCAAAGCCGTAACGCATAACTGCCAGCTGTTGCAGCCTTTCGCCCCGACCATCTTGGCGGGCGATCTCGGAAAGGGCGGCACCAATTTCCTGCGCAATTGCATCTGGACCCGCACCACCGCCGAGAAGGATCCGAGAACCGGGTGTGCCTCGCGGTGCGCAACCACCCCATTCCATGATCGTCGCCATCGGGCTACCCATGCCTCCGGCTTCACCGCCGTGTCGGCATTGCTCGCCCCAATGTTTCAGCAATAACTCCATCGCCTCAATCATTGCCCTGCCCCCCGTAAAACCCAACCCGACACAGAAATACCCCAACCCGACACAAACCCAACACACATAAATCCCTTTAAATTCAACACTTCAATCAAACTTGAGTTGAGTGTGTTGGGTTTGTTGGGTTTATCAGTCTTCGCATAAGAAAAAATCCTTTCCGTTGAATTCGTTGCAAAGAACGTCATGCATGCGCGTGCGCGACACAAAACCCAACACACCCCACACAACACCCGCGAAGGCATGTAATTCGGGCACTCAAATTGTGTGGGGTATTCAAAATCAACCCGACACACACTCAACACACCCAACACACTTTTAAAAATAGTCATGCTGCAAGCGCCTTGATGTGATCCCAGCTGTCCACGTGCCAGCCCGCCAGCTTGGCCTTCGCCCGCCAGTTCTCCACCTGCTTGCCCAGCTCTGCCGCCTTGAGTGATGGGGGCGGGGAAGCATCCAGATCCACAGGAAAGAAAAACGCGCCGAAGCGACGGTTATTGCCGTCAGTCCAGGGTATCGCCCGCGTTTTATCCACCTCAGAACTGATGAATAGAGAGAACTTGGTCTGACTCATCACGTGCTCTTTGTTGCGCTGACACCATTCGAGAAATAACGAATAGAGGTCGGTCGATAGACACGGTCCCCAAAGCCCATGCCCCAGCTCGCTGTACTTCCACAGATGCAAGAATGTTTGCCAGCCGGCCCGACTCAAGGCCACCAAACGCTCACGCGCCTCGGTCGATGGTGGCCGCGTGCGCTGGTTGAAGTCCCCCAGATCAACCGACAGTAACCAACCGTAGAGCGCCGCCACCCCACCCTGCTCCAGTTCACGACCAATCGCCTTTTGCCTTGCGACTGGCAGGGTCTCCATAGGCCACATCACCAGCATTCGTCGATCACTGTCGCTGATGGGCCACGGAAGAATCTCGTTGCTGAGAAATACCGCATTCATATGGTTGGCTTCTTCCCAGCCATTAATGAACTTCGACTCCATCCGCACCGTTTTACCAGTGATCAAGTGCTTGATCTTGCCCACCTGGTTGTAACGCTGATCGCGACTGACTACCTCTTCGAAGACGGACCACAATTTGCGGCTTTGCCACGCGTTGAAACTGCTTTCCAATTGCGTCTGACCAACAGTCGCCGCGTATTGGCCGTAAAGCATGCCGAGTGCGTCAGCGAACAAAAGGCTCTTGCCCGAACCTTCCATGATCGAATGCATCAACACAGCGGTATCCATCTTGGCGCCCAGGTGCTGGAGCGGATACGCCAGCCAGCGAGTTAGCCAATCGGTTGCAGCTTCATCGTGGTTACATAGAAATGAAATCAGCCAACGCAGGTTGGCACACGCTGCATCATCCCTGACTGGCTCAAGCGGCAACCCGTCAAAGGTATTGATGTACACCGCAGGATCCTTCGTCATGGTCGGATCAAACACGATGTGTTCAACATCGACGGTGCGGCGTTCGCTGCTGTTCAGCCACAAGGGGTAAGTGTCACCCAGCGCCATCTTCACCGCGCCCTCGGCTATGCGCCGCTTCTTTTCGCGATCCCAAACGTCTTTGGTGCCATCGATGTAAACGTAACGATCGGTTGGAGACATCCCGAATGCACCGCCCTTCTTCCCAGCCATGCGGCGCGCCTGCTCGATCTCGCGAACATGGTCGTCAGAAATCAGTCTCTTTCCGGTGTCGTCCAACCAGGCTTTGGCCAGTGGCTTGCCCACACGAGCTTCGAAGGCGGACTTCTTCATTACCTTCGATTGGTCGCAATCCCACACGTGCGTGGTGCCTTCTACCAGCGCAAAACGACGCAGAATGTGGTCCAGCGTTATGACCTCCCCCGCCCCCCCATCAGGAGCAGGAGCGGCCTCGCTGGACGGGCGTGTTTCGTCGGAGGTCGGCCCGCTCAATTCACCGGATGGGGTGGGGGGAAGATCATTAGGATCTGGACGGGCGGCGTGTTGCATGCCCAACATTCGCGCAGCATCCTTCACAGCCTTCGACTGGTCGCCGCCGTGCTCGAGTAAGCAGAACACTTCAAAGGCGTCGTTCTGATGTCCGTTCGCGAGAGGATCAGCACCGTGGTGCGAATAAACCTTGCCCTCACTGATCGTCACCCCTGGCAGACCGGTGCTGCTTTGAGGGTACAGCCACTTATTGCCTCGCTTGATGTACCCATGGGAGCGAAGAAGCTCCGCAATATCGTGACAACGGTTGAATTCATCAATTACCGAGGGCCGTTTGCCGCCACCGAGCGCAGGACGCTTTGGGGCTTTGACCGGTGGCTTCGGTGACGCAATCGCCCATGGACACGCAGCTTCAGCATCTCGCTTAAAAAACTCCCAATTCTGCCAAATGGTAAGCAACTCTTTGGTCAGCGTGGGCAGCCCGTCAGTAGCACTTGGAGCGGTTTTCCAGATGTAAGGTTTGCCGGTACCGGGATGAATTGATGGTGGAAATACGTCTTGCACCAGTCCCGCACGTAGCTCAAAGACCGTGAAGCGTTTGAACGGCTCGGCTTCGGTTCGTGCAGCAGCTTCTGCGGCAAGATCACCCTGCTCTTTCGCAGCCTTGGCCTTGTCCATCAATCCTTTGAAAATCGAACCATCCGGGTCTTTTTCATTCGGCCATGAAAGCGAGTGACGCGTGAGTTCGATGCCTTCCGGGACCTTGAACACCACCCGGAATCGCAGCGGATTCCCGACAATAGTCGGGAACACCACTGCCATCGCATCAAGGTCCAGGCCCAACAGTTCGTACAGAACATGTCGCGTCCACTGAACGTCATCAACATCCAATGAACAAACGCGGCTCGGCCCCAGCACGACGCCAAGGTTGTGATTTGGGTTTCGTTGCCAGAACGCCTCGGCAGTGTCGGCGTCGGTGATATAGCCTCCGGGCTTATTCCACCCTAGGCCTTTCGGAGCCTTTTCACCTGGATCAATCGATACAAGTGCCAAGTCAAAAGTACTGATGTAACGCTTTGCCCATGTAGCGGTGGCTGTTCCTTTGCCCGATTCACTCATCGCCGGGCCTCCCGCAGCTCCTGACAAGAGACGCAGGTCTCGCAACCTTCAACCTTCTGCTGTCGTAGCAACGGGATTGGTTCGTCGCAGTCGTCACAGAACTGCGCGCTGACGCGGCTCGATGGCACGCGGCGATTACGATGAATAGCAACATCAAGCAGGTATTGCGCCTGCTCGTTTGCGCGGTCGATATCATCAGCCATTGATGCGATCCTCCATCGCCTGACGAGCACCCGCCATGATGCCGAGGACTTCGCGAATCACATCCATTCCGTGCTTTTCGAGATCCACGACTTCATGAAGCTCCCAGACGTTATCCGCCGCACCGTCGTGCATCTTGGCAACGAATTCACCGGTTTCCCCGAGTAGCTTGCCAACCGCTATCAAGGCCTCACGGGTTGCCGGTACGGGCACGGGCCGGTACCAAACCGCACCTGCTGGACGCATCAAAGCGTCCAGCAAGCGTGGATCAGCGGTCAGCCTGATCACTTCCTCAAGCTCATCTGGATTCAGCCAGCGACGTTCTTCATCGAGCTTGAGTTTTTTCTGGAGGGTGTCGTTGTCCAACACCATTTCAAAGGCAAGGGCGGTGATTCCGCCCTTGTAGTCACGACCAGCGCGGTAGATCGCTTGGCGTAGTGGCAGGACCGGACCAGCGTCCGGCAAAAGATCTGTGCGACTCATAACCGTAAATCCCCTGTTTACGGTGTAGCAATAGCCTAGGGCAAACCCTATCCTATGACCACGACCGATGTGCATGTGCTGTGTATCGTCGTAGTCGGGCTGGGGGATTCTTTGGTGAGAGGCCCCAGCTCGACACCTTTTAAGCGGCCCTAACCTTGCGGCGCGATCCGATTGGTCGAATCTCTACCGCTGTACAGGCCCCCTTCTCATCAACCCGAACTCGAATATCCCGAGCTGAGTTGAGCATTTGAGAAACCGCGCTTTGGGATACCCCGATCAGTAAAGCGAGTTCTGGTTGGGTCTTACCCTCGGCGAAGTCTCCCAAGGGAATTCCTATTTCGTTTGCCATCCACGTTTCCTCGAATGGGCGGTGCGGCACGGATATTAGTGTTACTTCTTTTAAACAGCAAGAAAAAAGATGCGATGCTGTTTTGATAAAATAAGTCTTCCTTATAAATTGGGATGCATGATTACCTCTATACCCTTTACTGCCGACGACGAGACCCGAAAAGCCGAAGCCATGCGCCTTAAGGCTATTTATCAGGATCGCAAACGGCATGATCCCTCCCTTACCCAGGACAAAATCGCCGATCTGTGCGAATGGGCTGGGCAAAGCGTTGTCAGCCAATACTTAAATGGCAGAATCCCTCTCAACATCGGAGCGCTGATCAAATTTTCGAACGTTTTGGGCTTTTCGCTGGAGGAGGTAAGTCCACGTCTCGCCGCTCTCGCCGAAATGCCCCGCCTGCGGTATTCGAAGGGCGGTAATGAAAGCTCCAGAACCCCCGACTGGGAAATGCATCAGATAGAAGTGTGGGATGACGAAACCCCACTCGGGCCTGATGAGGTTGAGCTGCCATTCTTTAAGGAAGTGGAATTGTCTGCGGGTAATGGATCTCAGGTTCGGCTTGAAACAAACGGACGTAAGCTTCGCTTCGGGAAACGTACTCTCAAAAGAAAAAGCATCGATCCTGCTTCTGCAGGTTGCGCTCCAGTAACTGGAAACAGCATGGAGCCTGTGCTTCCGGATGGCAGTACCGTGGGCGTAGACACTGCGAATACAGTCGTTCAGGACGGCAAGATGTACGCCATTGATCATGACGGACAGTTGCGCGTGAAGCTTCTCTACCGATTGCCAGGCTCAGGTTTGCGTCTACGGAGCTACAACACTGAGGAACACCCGGACGAACGCTACGATGGCGATTACGTCCAACAGCACATTCGAATCATCGGAAAGGTCTTCTGGTACTCGGTAATGCTTTAAGAGATCTCTTCCCAAAGGCCCGTAAGGGTCTTTTTTTCGTCTACTAATTTTTATTTACCAATTTTATAAGTGATACTGTTGACATATTAAATCAGTAACACTAATTTTGCATCGGAATCTACCTCTCACCAAAGAGATCAACCCATGCAAATCACACAGCAAAGCGATACCCGCTGCCCTGTTTACCTGCACCCTTCCGCATGCAGCAGTCGCGCCGCAGTTGAAGACCTACAGCTTCGCACGGGGCTTACCGTCGTCAGCAACCCCAAGGGCCGTACCGCTGCTATCAAGTCAGTCATTATCTCTAACGCATCCGAAGCCCCTGCCGGGCCGATCGGAGACGATGCGGCATGAATAACTACCTCATCCCCCTCACTAAACAAGACCTGTTGCATCACATGCTCCAGGTTGGTGGAGGTGCCGTGTGCCCTCTTCAACGACCAGAGCAAACCATCTATGCAAGCTTTGATGTGGAGCTCACTCAAAACAGCGCAGTCGTCAGCGTTGAATTGGGTGGTCACACCGGCGAACTGACCCTCAAGCGGTCGGATCGGGCCAATCACCTGCACCTGCGGGATTTCATCCAGGACATTGCCAACGGCCGAGTTGAATCAGCTCAACCCGCGCCAGCCGAGCAGTCCGCCCGACTGGAGCAAATTGATCGAGCACTTGCGGACTCGGAAGCATTGCTTGCCCGCGTTCGCAAACTGATCGCTGCCTGAGGACTGCGCCATGAATCGCACCCTGGACGAAACAGCCGCATTGCTCGGACTCAAGCCCCGCGCCTTCCGCACCAGGTTGCGCGAGCTGAACATTCTCAACAGCAGTGGCGATCTAGCCAGCCAGCACCGTGATCGCGGCTATTTGTATTCGGATCCGCGCAGCACCGTGATTCCGTCCCTCAACAAATGCCGTCATTACTCCGTGGTGATGGTGAAGGAAGAAGGGATCGAATGGCTGGCCAAGAAGCTAGGAATCATCATTACCAAAAAGGACGCCGCGGCATGAAAACCAACAACCTCAATGCTTACACGCAAGCCCTCGGCGCCCTGAAGCTGATCCCGATCTACTTGAACTGCCCGGGGGTAGTCAGCCGCGCAACGCTCGTTGGCGCCTCGACGGAAGCCATCCAACTGCTGGAAAGCATGCCCGTACTGAGCACCGAGCTGGCCGAGGTATTCCGCTGCGTCAACAACGTGATCCTTGACGGGCAAATCGCCTACGTTACGCCGACCAACTCGCCTGAGTTCCCATTCGGCGCGGTGGTGGCTGACGCCAAGGGCAACATTTGTGCGGCTGCGATGGGCAAAAGTAAAGAAGGCCTCTCCGAGCTGATTCGCCTCAAGTTGCTGCCCCCATCGGAGGGGTTCGGGGAGAACGCAGCGTGAGCAACACACTTGAACAATTGCGACGTCAGTTCGCTACTCCATGCCCAACCCTGGCGGCAGTTCGGGAACAGTACTTCGCACACATTCGCACCGACCGCTACCTACTGGCCGAGATCAAAGCAGGTCGTATCGCGCTGGTCGTGAAGCGCTTGCACGGGTCGGCTCGCGCTCAACGAGTGGTGTACCTGCACGACCTGGCTGAGTTCCTCGACGCCCAAGCGGCGAAGCAAGCGGCTTGATTTCAACGGTCACCTCTGCCGTCCAGAGGCAATCCAATCTCCCTCCGCCGGCCTCTCACCAAATATCCCGGCGGAAGGGCCTACTGAGGTACACAGCACATGACAGCAATTCAGATCTGCGCACTTATAGCCCTGATCACCTTGGCCGGGCTACTTGTCTGGGCCGGCTACTTCATGGGCCATACCGACGGAATGTCCGCCGGTATGAAAGAAAGCGACGACATCCAGCGTGCCGAAAACGCCAAAACCATTCGTGAGTTAACGGCCTCACTCGACTTCATTAAGGCCGACCACGCCCAACTGGCGCAATTTAGCAAACGCCTGCAAAACGCGTTGACTCTTGGCGATCCCGAACGCCAGACACTGCTCGAGATCGCCGAAAAGCTCCGTATTGCCGCCGAGACTTTCGCTGCCTTCCGCACAGGGAAGAAATTGGAACGCGAGACCCGCGCCCTGCGCGATGAGGCGCTCGCCATGGCCGAATTACTGAAGCCCGCCGAAATAACAGGCCGTGCAAAGGTAGAAAAGGTGTCTCCTCTCATTCCTCTCAGCAAGGAAGATGCAGAAAAAGCCGCTCTTTTTTCCCAGCAGCCATCTCAAGACGAAACTGCACACGCGGCAATGGGTGATGCAGCATGAGCCGGATCCTCACCTTCACCGGCAAGCAGTTCGACCTTCATGACCCAGACGTCGAACTGATCGACCCTCGAGACATTGCACATTCGCTCGCCAATCTGTGCCGATTCAACGGCCACACCCGCGATTTCTATAGCGTGGCGCAACACTGCTGCCTGGTAGCCGATCTGGTGCCAGAAGAAGACAAACTGGTTGCCCTGTTGCACGACGGAACGGAAGCCTACGTCGGCGACATGGTGCGCCCACTTAAGCAGTGGATGGCTGCGTACCAGGACGTCGAGGACTGGATCTGGGAGCGCATATGCACCCGGTTCAAACTCGACACCGAACTGCCTGCAACCGTGCGACAGGCCGATCTGATAGCACTGGCCACCGAGCGCCGCGACCTCATGCCAACCGTTCCGGCTATATGGGATTGCCTGGTCGGCATCGAACCTTCTGCCGAAACCATTCGCCCTTGGTCACCTAATGAAGCGCGACAAACGTACCAGCAGCGCCTGATGGATCAACTCGCTATGAACACCGGAGGAAAGCGGTATGACGCACGCAAAGAACGCCACCCACCCCCTGCCCGCTTTGCTCCGCATAAACAACGGGATCGCCACGCCTGTAAACAACAGCTGCTGCGCAGCAGCAAGCATCATTGCCTCCTCCCGCAGCACTGCCAAGGGACTGATACCCCACGAAAAGCTGCGCCGGGCAGCGACACCCAATGCAACGCTGACCGCTCAGCAACGCTCGTCCGCGCAGCTTGCTGAGGGGTATATGCACCTTGATGACGTTGAAGAGTCATCGCTGCCGACCTATCACCTGGACAAAATTCCAGAAGACAAGATGGCCGAGTTGGTCGGCACCACCCGCCGAGCGCTGCAAGGCAAGCGCGCCAGAGGCGTCATTCCCAAAGGCGTCTGGAACACCATCGACAGCCGCATTTATTACAGTCTGAGGAGATACGAAGCATGGCTCGAGAGCCAATGGGATTGCCCACCGGAGTTGAATTTGCTGGACAGTCCGTCCGCATTCGCTTCACCTGGAACGGGCAACGCCGTTGCGAAACCCTCCCCTATCCCCAAACGCCGAAGGGGATTAAGGCTGCCACCGACCTACGCGCTAACGTAACCAGCCTGATCAAGCACGGTGTGCTGGATGATCAGCGCTACGCCGAACTGTTCCCCAACTCCACCTATGCCAACTACTCGGCGACTCCCCGTTTCGGGGAGTATGCCCAGGAGTGGCTCAACAGTCGCGAGATCGTGGCCGGGACACGGAAGAACTACCTCGGCTCGCTCAATCTGTACTGGATGCCATATCTGGCAATGCTGCCCATCGACGGCATCACGTCGGTGATGCTGCGCAAGGT